TAACTGAATGATATCACCATATAAATTACATAATTACAATGCTAGGTATATATCTATTAATGGTTATGTGAAAGATAAAACAATAACCAAACTAAATGAGAAAGATATACAATGTATATCTGATGCCGATATACTAATATTACAGGTAATAGAAAAAGACAGAGGTTATTTAAATAACGAAGAAATTATTAAATATTGTAAAGAAAATTGTATTATATTAAAAATACCGCATTATAGAAATTCAGTATATGAATACAGAACCATTGAAGAAAAATATAATAAATATGATCTGATAAAAAATTGGCAACTACCAAAAAAAATTAAAGACTTGGGTGATATCGAAGGGACTATTAACATAATTAATAACGAAATAAATATTATGAATAATTTAGTTCGCGACAAAGATGAAATGCAAAAAAGTTTGATTTCTAAAGTCAATCAATTTTTTCAAATTGATAATTTGTCTGACGTTAAAATGTTAGATTATTATAAAGAAAATTATAAAAAATATCGATTATTTCAAGGCAGAAGTTATCCATCAAGTATATTCTTTTATGAACTAACAAACAGAATTATGGATAAATTAAATATTCCACATAATTCACCTTTTGTCGATAATTACTTTGCGGACAATACTGGAGAACCAATACCAAATTATTGGCATATTTTTTGCAATTTTACTTTTGAAAATTTATTTTATACATGTGAACATATTTATATAACAGAATATGAATGGTATTACATATTATTATTATCAAATAATCCAAACATTACACATAAAGCTGAGAACATGAAATTTATTAACAAAATACGAAATAAATGATATTAAACAATAAAATCATCAGAATATAAAACACAATATATAAATTCTTCAAAAAAATATTAAATCTCATACAAAAATCATTTATTTTATCTAAATTTATTCTTCTATGAAATTTATCATTCATAAAAAAATTATATTATTCAATTGAGCAAAAATTGAATATATTATTTTAATTATTTTAATTTTATCAATGATATTTATAATAAATGTCATTGATAAAAATAGTTAATGATACAACTTACAAAATATGTTCATGAGTCTATTTATGTGTTTATACATACTATGTTCGGAAAATACAACAAACCTTATTATGTTGTAACAAAAATAGGATCAACGAAAAACATAATTAGTAGATTATCAACATATAGGACTTCTTGTCCAGAATTCGATATAAATAATTTAAAAGTATTTTGGATAAGAACAAAAGGAAAATATAACTGTTACCAGATAGATAATTTAATTAATTATGCATCAACAAATTATTCTAAACCTTTTCCTAAATATATAGGAACTGGTGGGACAGAATTCTATCATTTTGATAAAATAGAAAATTTATTGGGTTTTTTTAACGAAATAGATGTTAAGTATTACGATGTTGAACAAATAGATGCATACAAATTATTAAATAAGTATAATATTTTTAATAAAAGTTCTATCGCAAAACATAGTAGATTTGAAGCGAAAGAACTTGGTCAACTAGTAGCCAATGATTTATCTTATAAAAAATGTGAAGAAATAATATCAAAATATTTAAAGAAAAATAATATACCTGTAAAAATAAAAGACAAAGCTTATTGTCCAAGATCATATCAAATACCTATAGTTGACAAATGTTGTGATTTATATAAAACTGAAAATTTTGGAAGGTTATATATGCCGTGTGGTACAGGTAAAACGTTAGTCGCATATTTTGTAACTAAAAAAATGGGATTTACTAAAATATTTATAGTTGTCCCTTCTCTATATTTGGTAAGTACATGTTACGAATCATGGCACAGAGAATCTTATCTCGACAATGACAAATTTAACTATTTATTAGTTGCAAGTGACGCAGATATAAAAGGAAAATATGACAAGGAACTGCAGAAGGAACTACAGAAGGAACCACAGAAGGATTATAAAATAACTACAAATATTGATACTGTCAAAAAATTCATAAAAGGACAACAGTATATTGTAGTTATATCAACATATCATTCGTCGAAATTACTTATAAAAGCATGTAAAGAAACAAAAACACATTTTGATTTTGGTATTTACGACGAAGCTCACAGAACAGTAGGAAGAAAAGATTCTATGTTTAACAAGATTGTAACTTCAAAAATAGCAAAAAAAAAAATATTTATGACGGCGACAGAAAAAGTATATAGATACAAAAAAAAGAAAGAAGACGAAATTTTGTCAATGGACGATATTGAAATGTATGGAAAAATAATTGTCAAATATTCATTGGGTCAAGCAATTAAAGAAGGTCAGTTGTGCGATTATAAAATTGTTTTCCCTATGATTACAGAAAAAGATATATTTGACGGAAGTAAGAATGATTTATCGGATGAATTTATTATATCACGTCTGATAAAAAATACAATAGATGAATATTCTCCTAATCATATGTTGTTATTTAGTAACACTAACAAAAAATCAAAAAAATTATGTGAACATATAAAAGAAATATATGAAGATGATGACGTATTTATTGATCAATTGTCAGGAAAAAGTAGTATGACACATAGAAAGAAAAGTATAAGTGAGTTTGTAGATAACAATATAGGTATAATATCAAGTGTAAAAATATTTATGGAAGGTGCAGATATACCAATATGTGACAGTGTATGTTTTTGCGATAATAAACAATCAAAAGTAGATATAATACAGGCAATAGGAAGGTGCCTGCGATTAGATCCGAACAATCCCGACAAAATTGCATATATTATAGTTCCATTTATATTAAAGAACGACGATGATGATATTTTTTCAACAGAAGACAAAACATTTATAAAATTGAGACACATATTGCAAACACTTTATGATACTGACGAGGATGTAACTGAAAAGTTTATTTTGAGAAGTCTTAGTCTTAATCAAACTGATAAAAGCGATGATGTTGATATTTCTTTTTCGATTGCTGATAAAAAAAGAGAAAAACAGTTAACACAAAAAGTAATAGCTAAAGTTTTCGACAGAAATAAATGCAATATTAGAAGAATAAGAAATAAAATTGTGTATGAAAACAAAAGAAGATATGCGAATAGTTTACCACTTATTGATACTAAAATGAAATGTTTAAATTATCTAAAAGAGGAGCATGAACATATAATACCGGATATTGATAATTGGGTAGAATTTTGTCTTGGTAAAAAATTATTCGAAGTGATTAAAAAAAAATATTATTATAACAAAACAGATCTGTCAAATTCTTTGAACAAATTAAATATAAACGATTTCGAAGAATATAAATTGAATTATCATAAAGATAAAAAGTTACCTAGTCCTGACTATATAAATAACGGATTTTTTAATGATTTAGACGAAAAATTTAATTTCAGTTCTTTACTGAAAAACAACGATTCGATATTATTTATGTGATTTTAAAATTTTTTTATTATATTTTAAAATATAAAAAGTTGATTTTAAAATATTACATAAAGATATATGTATTTATTATATTAATAAAAATGGAAAAAACAATAAATATTATCAGAAATGTTTTGAGAAAAGAAGGTATAACTGGGATGGATAGCATAAATCACAGCATAATATTTTTAGTTAGCAGAATTCTAAATAAAAAATTATGCAAAAAATTTTCTATTGATACAGTTTACGCATTTAAAAATATTACGAAAGATGATAATGGCGAAGAATTGGGAGATCAGGATTTTTATAACAGAATTTATAATGGAAAAGAGAGTTGTTTGATTGGCCAAATTATGATAGTGTTAGGTTTTAAAAATATTAAATTCAAATTGGAAGGTATTCATAATCTGAAACATATATACAACAAATTAAAAGATTTGGATACAGAAAAATTATCTTCTGACTATGATCTTATAGGTACTATATATGAATATCATTTGAAATCTGGTACATCTAATTCTATGAGAGATCTCGGGCAATATTATACTAACAGACTTGTTATTAATTATATGATAGAACTTTGCAAACCAAAAGTAGAAGACGGTGTAATAGAAAAAATAGTAGATCCAACTATGGGAACAGGTGGTTTTTTAACAATGGCTATAAAGTATTTAAACAGAAACTACAAAGATATCGATTGGAAAAAAAATAAAAATAGATTAATAGGTTTTGATATAGATGATAATGTAAAAAATATGGCATTGCTTAATGTTTTCCTTGAAATTGGAGAATTATGTTCTGATACACTTATAAAACAAGATACACTTAGAAACGATATGAAATTTACTAATGATGGAACAATTTTAGAAAAGACTAAAATCATTTTAGCAAATGAACCAATGGGATTAAAAAATATCATACATGCTAATTGTTGTGATCGTATTAAAAATTTAAAAATTAGAGGCACAAAAGCAGAACCATTATTTTTACAATTGTTTATGGAGGCATTAGACGATGGAGGAAGATGTGCAGTAATTGTTCCAGATGGTATTTTATTCAATGAGTCAAATCAACACAAACAAACCCGTAAAATGCTAATCGAAAATTTTAATCTCAAAAAAGTTATTTCATTGAATGATGACTTTTTTCTAAATACAGGTGTAAAAACTAGTATATTGTTTTTTGAAAACAATGGGCAGAAAACAAAAGAAATAGATTTTTGTGAAATAAAATTATCAAATGATAAAATAAAAGAGAAAAGTATCATAAAAGTAAAACATGATAAAATAAAAGAATATTGTTACTCTTTATTTGTAAATAAATATAATATACAGAAAACACAAAAGATTGAAGGAGTTAAATATGTCACACTAGAAAACATTTGTGTATTTACAAATGGAAAACATTTTGATAAAAAAAATATAATACCAGGCGAATACCCTGTTATAGGGGGTGGAATGAAACCTCTCGGGTATCATAATGAGTACAATACAAAAGAAAACACTATTGTAATAAGTAAAGATGGTGCAAACGCTGGTTATATTAGTAAATATCCGGAAAAAACTTTCGTTACTGGACATGGCATTTACATTACTGATTTTAATAAAATAGTTAATGATCAATATATTTATTATTGCATGAAAATAATACTACAAAAAAAGATATATAAATTACAGACTGGATCTGCACAGCCTGGTGTTAATAAAAAAAATATTAAATTACTTGAAATACCGATTCCGTCACTCGAAACACAAAAAATCATAGTAGAAAAACTAGATATATTAAACAGTAACATTGAAAACTCTAAAAAAGCGATTGACGAATATAGAAAAATTATTAAGTATTATGTTGATTGTCAGACGAGAAACGAAAAAGAATATAAATTGAATAAAGTATGTACAATTAATGATAATAGTATTGGAAGTTCTAAATATAAGTATATAAATTATATAGATATTGGGTCAATAAAAAATGGAAAGATTAATAATATAAATAAACTATATAAAAATTACCCATCTAGAGCAAAACGAATAGTATTAAATAAAGATATTTTACTTTCGACTGTAAGACCAAATCTTAAAAATTATGTATACATTGACGAAAATATAGATAACTGTATATGCTCTACAGGTTTTTGTGTAATTAGAGGAAAAAAAGATATTATTAGTAAATATGTGTACTATTGTATAAATTCAGATAAAATCACAAGTTATTTAGTAAATAATGCTACTGGGTCACAATATCCAGCCGTTAATACAGATATTGTAAAAAAAATTACCTTCAAAATACCATCAATAGAAAAACAAAAAGAAATAGTAGACTATTGTGATAATATAAGTAATTTGATAACAAATATTGAGAAACAGATAGATAACAACAAAATATTAATGAAGGATATTATGAACAGTTATTTATACCAACAAACTGTCAAAAAGAGCGAAAAAGAGATAGTTGAGATTAACAAACAAAAAATAGAAGATTCAAAAAAGAAGTTTGATGAAACGAATTCTAAATTTAAAAAACTCGAAAAGGTCCACGAGAAAATCATTTAATTTATCTAAATTTATTCTTTTATGAAATTTATCATTCATAAAAAAAATTATATTATTCAATTAAACAAAACATATATATAATTAACCCCATCCTTTAATCCTTCTCCTCCACCAGTTTGGTTAATACATTTGTTATATATACTATCTGAATTAAATCGTTTGATTAACTTTTTTTCCAAACTTTCCGTTTTACATTTGGTAGGACATTTACATAGTACAATCATATTTGTCATACCTTTTTCGTCTAAATGGTCCTTTGCTCTTTCGTCTAAATCTTTTGTTGCACCTACGTAAAATTTTTTTTGTCCTTTGTTTTTTAATATTATATCTCTACAATGGTCATATGCATGTTGTGCATTTAAATAATCAATCACGACATCTTTAATTATATTCATTTTTACTTAAAAGGTTAATTAGTTACCTTTTTAAGTAATATGAAAGTTTTTTATGGATTTGGCAATGGTTCCAAATGGGTAACGGAAATAGAAACATATCTTACGAATAAATGTAAAAATCATGGGTTTGATTTAACTGATAATATCGATACATCAGATGAACACATTGATGACAATATTGTAAGGAATATTGACAATGCTGATTTACTAGTTTTTAATTTATGTGCTGATGAACGGTATTTGGTTAAAGATGGGCTTGATGTGATTCCTACAGTAAATTCAAATGTAATGTACGAGCTTGGTGTAGCTAAAGCATCCGAAAAATACAAACACATGTTGTGCATAGTTGATGATTCTATAAACATAGATAAATTACCTATGTTTATTAGGCAAATGACAAGTATTCGCAAATGTAACTCCGAGGAAGATTTTGAGAATCATATAGACAATTTATTTATGAGAGATTCACTATCGCATTATAATAGTATATCATGTACATTTCTTAAAGATGAGGTCGAGAAAGAAACAAAAGAAACCATCACGCCAGTTGTGGTATACAGTAAAAAAGATAAACGTTTAATGATATTTTATTATACAAAAGGAAAAAAAAGAAAATATACAGACTATTATTATAATTTTGACAATAATTTATTGAAAAACAAAAGCAAAAAATACAACCAAAAATATATTGATGAAAAAGAAGAGTTAATAATAAGAATCGAATTAATGAAATTGTTATAATTTAATTTATCACAACATATATAAAAAACTTTCTCACTAATAAGTTATAATGGAATTATCAACCAAAGAAAAGTATAAGAAACTTGGTTTAGATAATCTGTCTAAGAACGATGTGTATAAAATATATATAGATAAGGAATACGATAAAATATATAATAACACGTCGGTTCGCGTAAAGGAACCAAAAAATAAGAAAAGACTTGATAAAGATGATAATAAGTATAAGGTTGTTTTGCAGTATATTAATAAATTATTAAAGGAAATTGGGAAAGATGAGATTGATGATATATGTATGTTTAAAAATATTGATAGAAGAGAACTTGTTAAGATTGATGGGAACAAGATTGTCGATGATAGTTTGAAGGATATACTTAATAAATTTACAAAGGACGAAATCGGATATTACCAAAAAAATAGCGTTAAACATTATATTATAAATTTGTTAAAACATCTGTTGGAACGCATAGGATATACAATTAAAAGTTGTAGAAAAAGTACATTTGATAAAGAATACTGGATAGAATATACAATTGTATAGATTTACATTAATGAATAAACATATAATAAAATATCTCATTTTATTATATAGAAGTAATTATGTCTTATAAATATTGTTTTGTTGGTGAAACTGGAAAAGACAAAAAACAAAAGTATTATACGGACAAACTAAATGATTTAATCGACAAAATTAAAGAAAATAAGGGAAATGATAGATTCATGTGTGAAGTGTTTGATGAAAATACTAAAATAAAACCTTTTTTAGACGTCGATTACAAAATCAATAAACAGAACAAAAAGGGTGAAAATATTAATTTATCTAAAAAAGTATTAGAAAAAACAACTGACAATATATTGAAAACTATTAAAAGATCAATTAAATGTACCATTGACAAATGCTCAAATAAAAATATTCTTGTTATGCAATCTCACGGAAAAGATAAAGACAGATACAAAATATCGTTCAGAATAATATTAAAAGGAGTTGGACATACAACAACAACAAATAATAAAAAATTAGCTCAAAAAATTAAAGACGAGATTACTGACAAAACTATAAAAGACAGTATAGACATTAATGGAGCATATAAGACAAAAAGACAGAACTTAAGACTCATATTTTCATCTAAAAGGAATCAAAATAGACCAATGCTTCCAATAACTAAAACATATAAAATAAATGACTACATAGTTTCAAATGTAAAGAAAGAAAAAAAAGAGTTATTTGTAGAAAAAGAACTTACAAAAGAAAACAAGATTATTGATATTAAAAAGACTAGTAAGGAAATTGACAATAATTCAGAATCTTACATTGAAAAAAGAGACATGAAAATTAAGGAATTGACAAATAAAAAAGATCTCAATATTCCTATTTCAAAAGAAGTACATGATCTTATAAATATTTTGAAAAGAGAAAGATCAGACGAATATATGTCTTGGCAAAAAGTAGGATGGTGTTTGTACAATATCGGACATCAACATGATATTATCGATAATATGTTAAATATTTGGAAAATTTTCTCATTAAAGTCGAAAAAATGCAAAGGAGGAGAATGCGAAACATTATGGAAAAAGATGTCTTTTCAAACAAACGGTTTATCATTAGGTAGTTTGCATAAATGGGCAAAAGACGATAATAACCAAGAATATGAAAAGTTACGACGTGATTGGATAACTCCTCTAATATGCGACTCAGTCAACGGAACTAAAGGAATATATAACGTGGCACTTGTTGTTGCGATGTATTTTAAACATAGATGGGTATATACAGACCCAATTAAACACGAATGGTATTATTACAATGATATTAGTAGAAGATGGGAAAAAGATTATAATGGAATAAAATTACATACCGCAATATCTAAAGAAATTTCAGATTTATATTTATCTGTTGCTAAAAAACACTCATTGAATAATACTGAATCTAACAACACAAAAAAACATAACAGATACTGTGACATAATAGAAAAATTGTTGAACACATATTATAAAACTCAAATAGTTAAAGAATGTTATGGGTTGATGGTTGATACTAATTTTCCTAAAAACTTCGATACTAATCCAAATCTTGTTGCATTTGAAAATGGATACGTATTTGACACATCAACGCTAGATTTTCGCAAAATGTGTAAAGATGATTATGTTACTATGTCAGTTGGCTATTCCTATAACCCACTGAGAGACAAAAACATAGAACAAAAGATATATGATTTTTTCGGTAATGTATTAACAGACGAAAAAAAGAGAGATTGTTTTTTAACCTGCCTATCAACTTCTTTAGAAGCGTTCAATAATAATAATCTTTTGATTTCGATGACTGGAATAGGTTCTAACGGTAAAAGTGTAACAAGTGAATTAATATCAATGTCTCTCGGTGAATATTTTGGCGTTATGCCTTCAGAGTATTTTACAACACAAACGACAAAATCAGGTGGAGCAACAACTGAAATATATAATGTTATGAAATGTAGATGGGTAACTTTTAGAGAACCAGAAAAAGGAGGGACAGGTTATAACAAAATAGAATTCAATTGTGAAAAAGCTAAAAATGTAACAGGCAATACATCAATACCAGTAAGAAATTTATTTAAATCAGCTGAGAAAATGATTCCTCATTTTATTTTAGTTGGCGAATTAAACGAAATGCCTCACATAAATGATAAATCAAAAGGATTCGTTAGAAGAATAAAAAATATAATTTTCGATAGTTTGTTTGTTGATAACCCAGATCCAAAAGGACAAAACCAATTCAAAATGGACGTTAATTTAGCCAAAAAGTTTATTGATTGGAGAATGTCATTCTTTCATATTTTAACAGATTATTTCAAAAAATACAAAGCAGAAGGATTATATATCCCAGATTGTGTAAAATATGATACAAAAGAACTTTTGAGAGAAGATAATGTTATGTTGGAATGGTATGATGATAATGTTAAAAAAAAAGATGGTGGTATACTTACATTGAAAGATGCATGGGCAAATTTTTTGGATTATGTATATACAAACGAGTTTGACGATAAATTACCAAAGAAAAAGGATATGGTGAAGCAATTAAACTCATTAATTTGTGTGAAAATGATT